ACGATTATCTATGGGAGATATATAACGAATAAAAAATTCTTCACTTCCCCACTCTAAAATATTCTGATTACTATCACAATATTTCATAAATTTAAGTTCCCATAAAGAACGGTATATTATATTGGTATAATCACCTCTATACTTCTTAGGAATGCTTGGTCTGAATTTTCCTTTATAAGCCATCTAAATAGAAATAATATAAGACTCGTAAGGTATTTAGAGTGGCAAAGGGTATAGTACAAAGAATAACGATGTCAGAAGTCAAGGAGAAACTTGGCAAGCTGTCGTTAACAAATCAATATCAAGTTCATTTTTCAAATCTTAATCAGACGGTAATGAATTATCTTCAAAGACTTGGAATTGATAATGCTAGAAATTACTTATCTAGAGATTTGGGGATTCTTTGCTCTGATGCATCATTACCTGCTAGTGCATTTGCAACTGGTGAAGTAAAGGATAATTTTATGGGTGTTCCTCAGGAATTTGCCCATACTCGTTTATATACTGATATTGATTTTACTTTTTATGTGGATGAGGACTATACATCTCTAAGTATTTTTGAAGGATGGATGGATTATATTTCTAGTGGTGCAGATGTTGATCCTGATCAAAAGGCATTTTATAGAAGATTTAAATATCCAGATGATTATAAATGCAATACAATGACAATTACTAAATTTGAAAAGAACATTGAAAGAACTTTAATGTATGAATTTAAGAATGCTTTTCCTAAATCAATTACATCTCTACCTGTTACATATGGAACAGCAGATTTAATGAAAGTTACAGTTAGTTTTAATTATGATAGATACACTGTAACAAGAAGTTAAAATTACCCCTATAAATAAATTTACTGAAGTGTGAAAACATTATGCCATTACCAAAGATTAATACTCCAACTTATGAGTTAGTTATTCCTTCTACTGGAAAAAAAATTAAATATCGTCCTTTTCTTGTAAGAGAAGAAAAAATACTTATTCTTGCATTAGAAACGGAAGATACTGGACAAATAGCAAATGCTGTTGTTGAAATATTAAATGAGTGTATTCTTACAAAGGGAGTTGATGTTACTAAACTTGCTACTTTTGATATTGAATACTTATTCTTAAATGTTCGATCAAAGTCAGTTGGTGAGACTGTTGAAGTTAATTTGACTTGTCCAGATGATGATAAAACATCTGTTGAAATGGAAATTAATATTGATGCCATTAAAGTTCAAAAGACCAGAGGGCATAAGAATATTATTAAACTTGACGATCAATATTCTATGAAACTTAAGTATCCATCATTTGATCAGTTTATTGAAAGTAATTTTGATACTGGTAATGATACTAGTGATGTTGATAAATCATTGAATATGATTACTAATTGTATTGAGATGATTTATGATGAAGAAGAGAGTTGGGATGCTTCTGATTCAACTAAAAAAGAATTAGAAGATTTTATAGAGCAATTGAATAGTAAACAGTTTAAAACTATTGAAAAATTCTTTGAGACAATGCCTAAACTTTCACATAAAGTTAAGGTAACAAATCCAACTACTGAGGTCGAATCTGAAGTTGTATTGGAGGGACTAGCAAGTTTTTTCACCTAAGTATGGCTCATACAAGTCTTGAGTCATACTATAAAGTTAACTTTGCCTTGATGCAACACCATAAATACTCATTAACAGAGATAGAAAATATGATGCCTTGGGAAAAGGAAGTTTATGTTACTTTATTAAAACAGTATATCGACGAAGAGAATCTGAAACAAAGTGCCGACAATTAATCCAGAAGTATTACCTTCTAACGTAAAACTAAATGTCACTAACATGAAAACCATCTTTGGTGGTGGTGGAAAAGGTGGTGCGATTGTTCCGAAGAAAGGTGGTGCTATTGCTCGTAGTGGTGGTGCTCTTAGTACTGAAAAAGTATTTCAATTAAATGATTTTGATCCTTTAGAAAAAAGGGTTGCTGCGAATGAAAAGAAGATTACTCTTTTGAAGAATGTTTTAAAGGCACAAAAACCTTTTGGTGGTAATGAAGATAAGTTAGCAGAAATAAATTCTACTCTTCAAGATATTGGAAATGCATTATCATTAGATTTTGCTAATAGAATTACTGAGGGAAAGGAAGCAAATAAATTAAGAAAAAAGGAAAACGAAGAAAGAAAAAAGAATCTTGCTGAGAAAAGTTTAGAAGGAATAAAGGGTGTAGGTAAAGGTTTAGGTGCAGGTATTAAAGGAGTAGCATCTAAGGTTGTTTCTCCGTTTAAAAATGTTTTTGATAAATTAATTAGTTTTGTCACATTATTGGGTGCTGGTATTGCTGGTAATGCTGCTATTACTTTTTGGCAGAATTTAGATCCAAAATGGAAAGATAGAATAACTGGTACATTTAATTTTCTAGCAAAACATTGGAAATGGATTGCTGCTGGAGTTGGTGTGTTTCTTTTAACAAAAGTTATAAAGAAAGTAAGACAACTGTGGAAAGTAATAAAATTTGTAAGTAAGGGATTTTTTAAAGTTTTAAATGGACTTAGAAAAGGTGCTGTTGCAGCATTTAAAGGAATAAAATCAATATTTAAACATGGTGCAAAAAGAGCTGGAAAACGTGCATTAATTAAAACTGGAATGAAAACCTCTACGAAAGTAGCATCTAAGGTTACCAGTAAGGTTGCAACAAAAACAGCAACTAAGGTTGCGACAAAAGCAACAACAAAAGCAATAGGAAAGAGTGTTCTTAAAAAGATTCCTTTTATTGGATTAGGTGCAGGATTACTATTTGCTGGACAAAGAGCACTGGCAGGTGATTTTACTGGTGCTGGTTTGGAGTTAGCATCTGGTGCAGCATCAATGGTACCTGGTGTTGGAACTGGTTTATCAATAGCAATTGATGCAGGAACTGTTGCAAGAGATATTCATCGAGCAAAAAATGCAAATGAAGTTCCAGATTTGACAGTTGATGAAACAAAGGTAGTGGTAGAAGATTTGCCACCTGTTAAAGTTAAACCACCAGAAAAGAAAGTTCCAGCACCAGAATCAACAGAAGTTGCTTATATTAGTTCTATCAATCCTTTTAATGAATATATGATGTTAACACCAGCATTACATGGGATAGTATAATATTATGGCAACTGTTAAACTCCAAGATAGGGAAATCAAAAAACTTAAGATAACTGTAACCAATATCAAAAGTGTTTTGCTTGAAAAGAATAAAGAATTGAAGCAAGTTAAATTGTCTAAAAAACGATTAGCTAATGCTGCTTTACAATTAGAAAGAAAAGAAGCAAAGGAAAAGAGTGTAGAAGCAGTCAAAAAATCTTCACCACTTACTAGTTTTTCTAAAAAAGCAGGTGCTGCGACTGGTAATATAATTGATAAGATATTGTCTTTTGGATCAATTATTTTAGGTGGAATTCTTGTTAATGCATTGCCTGGATTTATCAAAAAGTTTAATGAGATATGGGAGAGTATTAAACCTTTTATTGATGGTGTTGGTTCTGCTATAAAAAATATTGCTAATTTCTTTGGAGGTATTACTGAATCGGTAAAGAACTTCTTTGGAATTACAGATAAAACAAAAACGGATGATCTTGCAAAGGGACAGAAAGAATTAGAAGGTGAACTTAAAGGATTAGAGAAAGAATCTGATATTGATGTTAATAGTCTTAGTATTGAGGATGAGTCAGTTGAAGTTGATGATGAAGGTAATGTGATTGGTGGTGAAGATGTTATGAGTGATACTGATATTCCAGCAGAAGAAACTAGTGATACTACTCAAAGTGAATCTGATTCTACCGCAGATATATCTAAGATGATTGATTCTGTTCCTTCAAAAGGAGGAGGTGTAAAACCAAATCAAGCTCAGTTTAAACGTATAAATAACAATCAGGATTTAGTTAAATTAAATCAAAGAACTTCTACGGGACCTAAGACTGTGATTGTGCAGAGACAAGTTGTTGAAGTACCAGTACCAGTATAGGAGGATATAAATGTCAGGAAGTGCATCAAGAGCATCTAAGTATGCTAAAATGGTTATCAATAAGGATGGTAAAACTGCTAATATTGCAGGAAAAACTACATCTTTTGATTTTTATGAGAGTGTATATTCACCTGAAATAACTGCTACTTTGGTATTTTTAGATAGTGGTGATTCTATTGAGGCAGGTAAGGAGCAAGATACACAAGGTAGAAAAGGAAGTATTAAGAATTCATTACCTATTACTGGATATGAAGATCTCGAAGTAAAAATAGAATCTAAATCTGGAACTTTAAATTTTACAAAGAATCCATTAAAGATTAATAGTGCTCCAGTTGTATCTCAGGAATCAAATCGTCAGTCTGTTGTTCTAAGTCTTAAATCAAATCCTGCTATTGATAATTATGATATTAAAGACCCATGTAAAAAGTATAAAGGTAGGATTAGCAATACTGTTGAACAGATATTGAAAGATTTAAATGTCAAAAAATATACAATAGATGGTACAAGTAATAGTTATGATTTTATCTCAAAAGGAAAGGGTGGATTGGATTTGATAAATGATTTATGTAGAAGATCTATTCCTGAAAAAGGTGATCCTGGATTTTTCTTCTATGAAACTCAAGATGGACTCAATTTTAAAGCAATAGATAATTTAATTTCGGAAGAACCAGTAGAAACATATACATATTCTGGTGCAATGCAAGGTAAAGAAAATGATTTTAAAATTGTATTACCACCTAACATAGTTAAAGATCAAGATGTATCAAAAACATTAGAGTCTGGAACTTATAGTAGTCGTAATGTATTTTTTAATCCTTTAACCTTTGAAACTAAAGAAGATATTTATAAATTAAATCCTGAAAAAACCTTAGGTAAAAAAGAAGTACCGTTTAAAGATAAAGTTGATAATTATAGTAAGACTAATTATCATATTTTGGATATTGGTAGTTTAGATCCTACTAATACAACTCCAAATAATGATCCAAGAGAGTGGCAAGCAAAATCTCCTATGAGATATAACCTTTTACATTCTCAGATAATGGAAATACAAGTCCCTTGCAATTTAAAATTAAGAGCAGGAAATATTATCAAAGTTGAGTTTGAACGTCAGGGTGATAAAGCAATGGGTGGTGTAGACCAACAACAAAGTGGTAAATACTTAATATTACATCTTTGTCATCATTTTGATCCCCAAAGATCATTTACATCTATGACTCTTGCTCGTGATAGTTATGGATTACATACTGGTAAATAATAGATATGGAAAGTAAAGTAGATTTAGACAATCAATCATTTTTTGGAAAGGGTGTAGAATTCTGGTTAGGAATGATTGTAAAATTTGATAAACAGAAAAGTCAAACAGCTGGTATGGGATGGGGATGGAGATATAAAGTTCGTATTATAGGTGATTATTCAAATTCAGATAGTGTTGATGATAAAGATGTTCATACAGCACTTGCATTAATTCCGACAACTGGTGGAACAGGTGGTGCTGGTAAGAAAGGTACTGTTAAATTAACACAAGGAGATGTTGTTTTTGGTGCATTTTTATCACCTAATAATAATTTTCCAGTAATTCTTGGTGCTTTGGGTAGAACAAAAGAATCTGCTGAAAAAGCAAAGGAGAATGATAATAGTAAACTTGCACCTAAATCTGGATTTACTCCAGAACAAAAAGCAGGATTAACGGGAACTCAAGAATATACAGGACAGGATCAAATAGTTACTCCTCGAATTAGAGAAGGTACAGAGAAAGGTAATGGAAAAACAAAATCAACTCCTACTGAAAAATTATCAGATGTTAAAGGTGGAAATGATCCCAATGAAAATGCTGTTGATGCAGCATATCAACCAAGATTAAATACTGCAAAAGCTGGAAAAGATTCATATGAACAACCAGTAGTAGATGATCCAACACAAACTATAAGTCCGAATGTACCAAATGATGCAGCTGTCTTAAATGCTAGGTATAATGCCCAAACTAATAAGGATATAGAGAAACTTGAAAGGCAAAAGAATAGACGAAGTACTAGTGAGGAAGAAAAGATAAGACTTCAAGAGTCAATAAATACTTTGAAAAAAGATCAAATAAAAGTTAATAATGATTTTAAGGGTTCACAAAGTATTGTAGAATATCCAATAACTTCAAGTGAAAAGTCTGAGGTAATAAACAAAATTAATAAAAAAAATAATATAAACAATGCTAAAGAAGTTTTAGATGGTTCTGCACCTGCTGATGATAAAGAAGTTTTACAACTTCAGTATGATTATGCAAAAGAAGTTGAAAATGTACAAATTAAGAAAGCAACCAAGGAAACATTTGGTTCTAGTTTAGCAACTAATCAAGCTGAATTAGATGATGTTTATAATAAAAATGCGGATGCCGATATCGAAAAGTTAAAATTCAAATTAAGAAGAAGAAATTTGAGTGATGAACAAAGAGAAAGCATACAAACTTCAATAGATACAATAGAAGCAGATAGAAAAGAATATAATAGTGAATCACTTAATATGTTTTAATTATTCATGATAAATAATAAAAGGAGGAATTACATACTATGACATCATCATATGATCAAGGTAATCTTGATGCCAAATCCACATATAATACTGGCGGTGTAAATCAGGATGCTGATAATATTGATAAGCTTGCAGCAGAAGGTGGAACAGGTGGAAGTAAAAAATTTAGTTCAGCTGAACTTAAAAAGTTATTAGATGAAGGTAGTACCACAGATCTTAATTCTACTATTAGTCAAGCTCTTACTGATCAAACTATAAATGGTACTGTTGTTAGTAATAAGGTAGAATACAGACAAGATGATAAGGGCAATGTTTATGAAGATATTGATGGTGGTGCTCTTCAGGGTGGAACAACAACTGTAAAAATAAATGCTACTGTTGAAGAGGGTGGTGTAAATGGAAATGAAGTAAATGAAAAACCATTTATTCCTGCTGTGCCAACAGAATTTCCTTCCTTTCAACAGATCAAATCTTTTGAGAATCTTATAAAGGACAATCCTCCTGGTGAAAAATGGCAGGGTGCAATTAAGAATATTAAGACTCAATATCCAGATCAATTTAAAGATATAACTTCATTTGATTCGAGTCAAGTAGAAAATTTATCTAAGGATGCTTTTAAACAATTTCAAAAAAGAGCTGAAGAATATAAAAAAATAGATTTTCCAGATGTAGATCCAGTATCTTTAACTTCTGGTATGGCAGTTCTTACAGCAAATCCAGATAAAAATAATTTCTTTGCAGAAACCCAAACTCAATTGGGTAACTTTATGGATATAGCAAGTAAAGCAAGTAATTTTAGTCTTGATCTTCCTGGTGAGATAAAAAGTGTAGCGAATATGATTAGTAGTTCGTCTCAAACGTTTATTGGACAAATTGGAAATTCACTTACTGATGGATTAATAGATTATGCTAAAGGTGGATTGGATGGTATTGCTTCAAGTGTATTCGCACAAAATCTTCCATTTAACAAAGCATTATCGAAAATTACTTCTTTGCAAACAAGCATGGTTGGACCTATCCAAGGCATGTTAGGTTCAACAAATTGCTTAGTAAATAAAGTGTCTGGTGCTTTATCTGGTTCTATTGAAGATATGTTGACAGGTATGGTAAAGAATGTATTAAATGCTGGTACTTGTGCTGTTCAACAAATGGTAGGTGCTATAACCAATAAAATTACAGGAATGATTGATTCTATCGTTTCTCCAGCAACAAATGCAGTATCAGGATTACTTGAGAAATTTGGAGTAAAGGCTTTTAATGTAAAAAGTTTTATTGGTAAGGGAATGAATATAATGGGTAAAGTAAAAGATTTATTTAGTTGTGGTGGTAAAGCATCAAAACCTGTTGATACTGATAAATTTGTTATTGATAAATTAGATGCAAAACCAATGGGTAGTAATGAGCAACAAAATTTTATTGATAAAGCATTTAAATCTGCAAATGAAGTTGGTGGTCAAATTGAAAATGCTAAAAACAATATTTTAAAAGGTCTTCCTTCTGGTTTAAATAAGTTTGAAGAAGCATATGGTAAGTTTTCAATATTTGGTTCTAAAGTAAGTGAGGCAGGAGATACTGTAGGAACTGATTGTTATACTGGAAATATATTTAAATGTGGAGCACCTAAGGTTGAGATATTTGGTGGTAATGGTATTGGTGGAGCAGGAAAAGTTTTATTTGGAAACTTTATAGATAAACTTGACCCTGATGATATTTTTGGAGATGTGAAGAGAACTGCTAGTATTGTTGGTGTTGAAATAACTGATCCTGGTGAAGGATATAGTGAAGAACCTCTTATAT